TTTATTATTAGGGGAGAGTGAAATGATGCTAACAGTATTCATACGGCGAGGTAAGAAAAAAATAATACATCTACCTTATGAAGCTCTTGACAAGGTGTATGAAATGTTGTATACTTATAAAGATAGGATTGCAGGTTATTCTATTTGTATTGGTGATTATGAAAAGGAAGAAAATGCAATATTATTGGAAGAAAAACAAGAATAACAAGGACTATCCATATAGTCTGGTTATTGGTAGAACAGAATGGGGTATGAAAAAGCATCATATGAATCCGAGGTATCATTATGCTGTACCTCAAAATAGTAGAGCTCGGAAGAGATGTAAAATAAAATCACCGCTGAATGGTATTTGGTATTTTAGAGAAGGTGGTAAATGGAAACAAACTAGTAGTCCAGCTTATTGGTGTGAAACATGAGAAAACTTAAAGGAAAAATTAAAAACAAAAAACGAAGGTCATCTGCGCGTGCGAATAAACGTAATGTTAAAAAACGCGAAAGGTTGATACATGAAAATTTAAAAGTATTGAAGGAGAATTTTGATAATGGGAAACTTTCTTAAAAATGTTATCAAAGAAACGGGTAACGACTACGCCGCCATTGTGGCGGATGGCGTTGACGCCGCTGATGTTGGTGGGTATGTGGATACTGGTAGTTACATATTCAATGCTTTGGTTAGCGGCTCGATATACGGTGGTCTACCCAACAACAAAATTACGGCGATTGCTGGCGAAAGTGCGACCGGCAAAACCTTCTTCGCATTAGGTGTATGTGCCACCTTTCTGGAAGACCTAGAAGCAAATGTGGTGTTCTTTGAGTCAGAGTCAGCTATCACAAAGGATATGATAGAGGACCGTGGTATAGATTCCACTAGAATAGCCATCTTACCTGTAACTACGGTACAAGAGTTTCGCTTCCAGGCGTTACAAGTATTGGATGTTTATGAGAAGGAAGGAGAGGGTAAGCCTCTATTGCTTTGCCTAGATAGTTTAGGAATGTTATCTACAACAAAAGAGATTGAAGATACAGAAGCGGGTAAAGAAACTAAAGACATGACACGGTCACAGATAGTCAAGGCTACCTTCCGTGTATTGACATTGAAACTTGGCAAACTGAAAGTGCCAATGATTATGACCAATCACACCTATGATGTAATTGGTTCGATGTTCCCACAGAAAGAAATGGGTGGTGGTTCAGGACTCAAGTATGCCGCTTCACAAATAATCTATCTATCAAAGAAGAAAGACAAAGTAGGTACAGACGTTGTGGGTAACATCATACATTGCAAGACATACAAGTCCCGTCTAACAAAAGAGAATCAAATGGTAGACGTTAGGTTGTCTTACACAAAGGGTTTAGACAGGTATTACGGTCTTTTAGAGCTTGCTGAGAAGTATGACATTATCAAAAAGGTATCTACACGCTATGAGTTGCCAGATGGCTCAAAGTTTTTTGGCAAACAGATACTAGAAGATCCAGAAAAGTATCTTACTGAAGAAATTATGCAACAGTTAGATGAGGCTGCTGGTAAAGAGTTTAAATATGGCTAAAACAAAGAAGAAACTAAGAATGGTTAAAAAAGATGAAGTGGCAGAAATACCAATTCCTGTTATCAAATTAGATGATGCTGAGTTGGCCAATATGTCTACAGGTAAGTATAAAGTTTTTACTAATGGTGCTGAAGAGGAAGATTTGAAAGGAAAATATCTTGCTATAAATGTAGACCATTTAGTGTCAATTTTTCCTATGGGTGATAAGACTTTTCTTTTCAGTACCACAGGAAATTCATGGACTGTAGCTGAAGATTTTGCAACAGTCATAAAAAGATTGAATATCAATAATGGATAATTACATCCGCATCTATGATAAGGTGTTAGATGAGGATTCTTGTGAGTTTCTTATTGACAAGTTTGAGAAGTTTGAGGACCGACAGGAAAAGGTTTTGATGGAACAGAATGATTTGGTAGTATCATTCAATCAGATAAACATTTATAACCATGATGAATGGATAGGCACAAGAGAAAAGTTGATAGAGGCTATGCTGCATTATGTTAGTATCTATAAAAAAGATTGTAACATAACTGAAATAATGTGGCCCATAACAACAAAAGATTATGGCTTTGAGGCTATCAGAATAAAACGATATCTGCCTAATGGCTTTGATAGATTTGATGACCATGTGGATTCATCTAAAGGTTGTGAAAAAAGATTCCTCAATTTTCTTATCTATCTAAATGATGTTGAAGAAGGTGGTGAAACAGAATTCCCACAGTTGTATAAACCAGGAACTTATATACCTTTATCGGTGAAACCAAAAGCAGGAACGATGGTAGTATTTCCACCTATGTGGCCATGGCTACACGCCGGTAGAAAGCCGGTATCTGGTCCGAAATATTTTGCTCATTCGTATTTACATTATGTATGAATTTTATACTAAGTACATTCAATCAGAGGTATGGAGAAGAAAGCGCAGAAAATATTTTACTTCTAAAATGTATAAGACTTACCCTACTGGAAAAAAAGCTGGAAAATTTGTGTGTTATTGTTGCGGCTCTGAGGAAAGATTAGATTTACACCACAGGACATATGAAAGATTGGGTAAGGAAAGGATAGCGGTTGACTTAGTTCCAGTTTGCAAAGGATGTCATAGTAATATTCATAAGTTACATAAAGAAGGCCGGACTTTATGGCGAGCAACTAAAAAGGTAAGGCGTAAATTACGGAAGAGATTGGATTATGTATAGATTTGATTGGATAGAAAACAAAGAAACAAAAGAAAGTGCCTTAATAATACAAGAAGGTCCTTATGAGAATGTTATTTTTATTTTTAAGGATGGCAGAATAATATTAAAGGATGAAAATGGAGAACCTTTAGATTTGGAAAGTGTAGAGGAAATCCCTATTGACTTTAAGTATGAAGTGTTGTATAATCCTAATGAAGTAGATGTTTTGACAAGCGATTTTAAGAATGCTTTAGGTGATATCTTTATGACGGTGTTACAAGAAAGCGTGCAGAATGAAAATTATAATTTGGTGAATGATGAGAATAGAAACGACAATACTGAGCAACCTGATTCATAATGAGGATTATACTAGAAAGGCAATCCCATTTATCAAGGAAGAATATTTCCAAGATCAGGTAGAGAAGGTCATATATAAAACTATCTGGGATTATGTAGATAGATATAAAAATAATCCAGATGTTGAAGCATTATTGATTGAGATTGGTAAGGCAACATATACAGATGACCAATATAAATCTGCTACTGATTATCTTTCTGAAAAAATAACTGAATCAAAAGTAGAGCTGCAATGGCTCTTGGATGAAACAGAGCAGTGGTGTAAAGACAAAGCCATTTATCAAGCCATACTCAATGGCATCCAAATCATAGATGGAAAAGATAAGGACAAAACTCCTGAGGCTATTCCAACTATTCTTACAGAAGCTCTTTCAGTGTCCTTTGATACACACATCGGACATGATTATCTCGAGCAGTCAATAGACCGATATGAGTTTTATCACACAGTAGAAGATAAGATTCCATTTGATTTGGATTATTTCAATCGTATTACTAAAGGCGGACTTCCAAAGAAAACTCTAAATGTATGTCTTGCCGGCACAGGTGTTGGTAAGTCATTATTCATGTGCCATTCAGCATCAGCTACTCTAATGCAAGGCAAGAATGTATTGTATATTACTTTAGAGATGGCAGAAGAAAAGATTGCAGAGAGAATAGATGCCAATCTGATGAATATCTCAATGGAAGATTTGCATGACCTTCCACGACATATGTATGAAGATAGGTTTGGTAAAGTCCAAAAGAAAACTCACGGCAGATTGATAGTCAAAGAATATCCAACAGCGTCTGCTCATTGTGGTCATTTTAGGTCGTTATTGAATGAGTTGGCATTGAAAAAGGATTTCAAGCCAGATATCATCTATGTGGATTATCTGAATATCTGTGCATCGAGTAGGTTTAGAGCCAGTGCTGCTGTGAATTCTTACACATACATCAAAGCCATCGCAGAAGAATTGAGAGGGCTTGCTGTAGAATGTAATCTGCCTATTGTATCAGCAACACAGACAACAAGGACAGGATTTGTGTCAACTGATATTGGTTTGGAAGATACATCAGAATCCTTTGGTCTACCAGCCACAGCAGACTTGATGTTTGCATTGATATCTACCGATGAGTTGGAAGAGTTGAACCAGATGCTGGTAAAACAACTAAAGAATAGATACAATGATCCAACATTGAATAAGAAGTTTATTGTTGGTGTTGATAGAGGCAAGATGAAGCTGTATGATGTAGCACAAACAGCTCAAACAGATTTGGTAGATACAGGCCAAGAGGAAGAAATTGTTGACCGTTTTGCAGACTTCAAAGTTTAGAATAGTAGAGCGTGAAGAATTTTATACAAGACCTGAAGATGCTAAGCGATTGTATGCTGAAGTTATAGACAGATACGGCACCAACTTTGATACATTCATAGAGCCATCGTGTGGCACCGGTGCGTTTCTAAATCTGATGCCGTCTAACAAGATTGGTATTGATATCAAGTTTGGTGTAGATTTCTTTGAGTGGGAGTTTCCTCCTGGCAAAAATATTGTTATCGGTAATCCTCCATTTGGTAGGAAGGGTAAGATAGCAATGCAGTTTCTCAACAGGTGTGCTGAGCATAGTGATGTTGTGGCTATGATATTACCGAGTATCTTCTCCAAGTTTACCTTTATCAACCGAGTGAATCCTGTATTGCATTTGGTGTATGAAACTCCTGTAAGAGAGTTTGTAACACCAGACGGAGAGCCCTATTCGGTCAAGTGTGTTTTCCAGATATGGGAGAACAAGTATCCACAACTACGACCAAAGATAATCAGGCAGTCCAGTTGTCCTCAGTTTGATATGATACACAGGCATATCTCCAGAACAACACCAGAAGAACTAGAGCAACTCAAACAAGAGTATGACTTTACCATAGCACAGATAGAAGGTAAGGTGGGTGATACAAATGTTACAAAAGGCAGTCAGTTTTTTGTGAAGGATAATACACCAGATAAATGTGTCCGCAAGATTATGGAACAATTAAGCTATACAGACAACAGAGATTTCCACATAGGTGCTGTGTCTTTGACTAGGGCTGATGTAGTAGAAAGATTTTTAGTAAAGTTTTCCGAAAGGACCAAAGTTTGATCCTTTTTTCTGGGAATAATAATAAAGATCCTCAACAAAATCATCAAACCCATCTCTGGATCTTACTCCTTTATATATTTGAGTTAGAAGGTAAGCAAATTCCATTATTTGAATAACAATTAAAACTTTCTGTTGAACTTCACCTTTCCATTTTTCAGAATTTTTAGCTGCTATAATGTTATCTATAAAATTATCTACAGTGTAGGCTGATGGTATTTTGAAAATACCTTTACGACCAGTTCCAGAATAATTTTTTATTTCTCTAATTTTATTTTGCCATATTTTAGCTTTAGCATCACCATTATTTTCAGGTATAGAAGCTTCAGCAGCTTTACCTGAGGGGAGTTCCACACCACCAAGGCCCGGAAGGTTTTGTATTCTTTTAGTGGCTAAAGTTTTAGGCACTTTACCTAATTGAGCAGCACCACCTTTGGCACCAAATTCTAAATTAAGATTAGCTGTACCTGAACTACCTATTCGCATCATAGCTTCTTTATTGGATTTATTTCCTTGTGTCATTTCTGTTACATATAACATACTAGTAACTTTATCTGGAACTCCATTAGACCAAGGCAAATCTAAAACCATACCACCATATTCAACTTGGGGTAAAGAGCTTCCTTTATAAGCTAGGTTGACTAATTCATAAT